CTCTTCGGGTGTTGCTAGGTTGAAAAAGTAATCTAAATTTTTAGATATTCTTCTAAGTTCTAATTTTGTTCTTTGTTTGCATTTTGTTTCTGTTTAGGGGTTTAAAATAAATAAATTGCTATTGAAATAACTATTAATACTTTCCATAGGTGGAAAACTAAATTGTCTAGGTTAAAATGTTTCATCTGTTTATATTCTAGGGGTTAAAAAATTAATAATATTTTCTTTTGTTTTATTTAGATTGTAAAAAAGACGCAAAAATAAAAACTTTCGTATTTTCTGCAAAATACTTTATATTATCAGGATATATGTTTTGCTCTCCGGTTATTTCTATTACTTGATACTTATTTCCATTTTTTACACCTGTTGTTCTATATACTGTTTTATTTATAGCTATTAGCGTATTTTTAGAAACTTCTTTTATTTTAGTATTGAAATTCATAATTTTATAATTGATTAATAATAAGCAAATATATATATATTTTTTATACAAATCTCAACCCATACAACAAAAATAATTAATAAACAAGTAAAAAGAACAAAAATATTAATTTGATAGCTTAGTGTATAAACGACACTAAGGTTAGTGTACTTCACACACTAAGGGGTTAGTGTACTTTGGACACTAAGGTTAGTGTATATCGTACACTAAGGGGGGAGGTATGAATCAGGGCAGCCAAATGGCAGTTTCAGGGCAGTTTCAGTATAAAAAATTATCTCGGCAAATGGCAGTTTCAACAGGTAAAAAAAAATGGGAAGCAGTTTCAACCACCTCCCATCAACAAAAACAAAATTAGTAATTATGCCCCCACATAATACCTTTTACCTTTAGTTCTTAGCCAAAGTAATCTATCTAGTGGCACACTTCTGTACGCACTCTTATTCATATCGTAAACAGTCATAAGGTTGTAATCCTCTGCGTTATACTTAGCACCTTTGCCTGTAAGACCTTTTGTTACATTGAATCTAGCCAACATAACACGCTTAGTGCCATCTTTTTTTAGAAACTCAAGAGAGAACATTCTGTTATCCTTTTGCATTTTAGTCAGTAGGTGCTTTGCTTCTTTTTTACTTATCATCTTAATGTAATTAAATTCGTTATCGTTTAGTTTATTTATTAGTGGTGTATCGTAATACATTGCAAATATAAAGGTTTTTTTTAAATAACAAAGAAAAGATTTAATTTATTTTACTTTGTATAGGTTTTTCCTCGTAGAATCATATTAATTATTGGCTGAGATACATTGTGCTTCTCTGCTAACTTGGTTTGACTTATGCCACCTGCATTGTATTCCTTGCGTATTGCTTCGGCTTCCTCTAGGGTGAACTTACGCTTGGCATATCCGCCACCTCTCCTATCTTTTCTATCGTATATATTAACACTCATTCTCCAATCTTTCTATCTCGAACTTGAGATGATTAATAGTTTTCTTAATATCCTCGATATGCTTTGCCTTGTTATCCATTCCCTGCTCTACCTTCTTACCTGCACGAAGCAGATATGTAACAGCAGTTCCAACATTGTAGGATAAGTTCCAATCCTCAACCACCTTACGAGCCTCATAGCCGTACACAGAGCCAATATAATAGCTTGGTATGTTTCTTTCCTTAGCAGTTTCATTTAAGTGCTTTAGAGAGCCTCCTACAATCTTATCGTTATCGACTATCTCATCTTTCCAATCTTTATTTCTCATATATTCGTAGTAGTATTTAGATTTCATTATTAAAGTATTTATCTATTATATCCTTAGTGTGGTCAAAACCCTTACAGCAGATAGCGTAATATCCCCTATTTAAAGCGTTCTGTATAAACTCTTTCTGTTCTTTGGAGGGATAACACTTCTTGTCCTTCTTTAGCTCTATAAACAAGCCGTTGTACTTCTCGTTTGGCTCGAATATAAGCAGGTCTGATACTCCCCTCAAATACCCTGTACGCCTTGCTTTGAGCCTTTGTGAGTAGTGCCTTTGATACTGACCACCCATTGTCGCAGTAAGTAGCGCATTTGGATATTGCATCTTTACATACTCTACGATAGCTATCTGCACTCGTTCTTCTGTTAACTTCGGTTGCTCTGCCATTCTCTATTTCCTTTAATCTTTTCTCGTAATCTGCACAGATGTCCTTCAGAATATCCATTCTAAATTCAATATCTGCTACATCAGATTTCAAATCGTTAAGTGCGAATATAAGATATAAAATAGAAATAAGCAAGAGTGTTATTATTATCGTTGTCATATCATTTTTTTTTAAAGTCCACAATAACCGCTATCACAATCATCAAAGTCATCAAAAGATAATTCCGTTTGTAGTTTCCAATTTTTTATTTTGTCATACGTAATAAGGTTATTAGCTTTGAGAGTATCTCCATTGTACTTTCTGTCTTTTTCTAAATCCGAAAACACTTGCATTTTATTAGGAAATTCATTCCACATCTTTTTTAATAAAACTTCATTTCTATGAAAGCACCCAACACAATTATTCATATAAGCAAATCTAACAGGTTTATCAGACCAAAACTTTTCTATATCAAACTTATATATTGGATTTTCTTTATTAATTAAAGGGTATTCTTGTCTTTGCCATTCAGTTGTTTTCCACTTATTTCTACCGTTTTTAGATTTTCCCACAATATGCTTAAATTCTAAGAACCCATTAGAATTATATTTTTTAGCTACATTTTTAGCTCTATTCATTTCATTTGCTCTAAAGCCTATTCTAAACAAAGATGGTTCGCCTATTTGATTTAACCACCATTCAAAGATAGGTTGCATTTTTAATTGGTTAGTACAGTATCTTCTTAATGGACTAGGCAACATATTGTTTTGTGGTAATTTTATCATATCCTCAAAAGTTACATCAGATGAAACCCATTTAATTTCAGAGCCTATATACTGCTCTAAATCTAACATAGTATATATTATAGTGTCCATTTCTAATGTGCCTATAAACTCTTTACCAATCCTATCACTTACCATTTGTCTTACTTTTTTATCAGGAAATAAACATTTAGCATCATTTGTTCTTACAAGCGCAAAAACATTGTAATCGGCAGGATGATGAACCGATATATAGCTTGATGTTTTACCACCACTTAAAGTGTTTACTGTTTTCATTTCAATCGTTTTGCTTGGTTAATAGTATCTCCAATCATCTTCTGACTATCTCTATCTTTCTGATAATCAGTTAGTTGGCGTTGTTGCCTTTTAAGATTCGCTTTGGTCTTGTACTCCTTTAGCCATATATTCCAATTTCGTACATTAACAAATCCACCACTATCTGAATGTCTGATACCCTGCTCAAAAGCAAACATTACCTCAGCCATCTCCATTGATGGGTAGAATCTCGACAGGTCATCTACAAGCAGTTTCGACATCATTACTATTTGCTCTGTATCGGGTTTTTGTCCTAGCATCAAGTAGCACTTACTTAACGCATCTACACAATCTACATTCAGTTGACCTCTATCGTTGGCAAACCTATACCATATTTGTTTAGTCTTATCCATTATCCTATGATATTTAATCGTGATTGCATTCTTCTCATATCAGCTTTATCGTAGCAGACAAACCCTGTAACCATATAGTAGAGGTCAAACTCAATGTTTTTCCTGTGCTTTAGTGTAGGATTGTTTTTCATATCTCTAACAAAGTCTTTAGTGTATTGACTTGCTCTACTTCTATTCTTATTATACTCGTTCCAAAATTCTTTAGTGTAATTAGCCATTGTTTATTTGTGTTCTTGCTTGTTCCCAAGCGGTTAATACTTGTTTAGGTTGTGATACTTTTTGTGTTTGGGTAGTATTCTTTTCCCAAGTTCTTACAGATGCCTTCCAATCCTTCATTGAGTTCTTACCTACCTTCCAACCATTGGAGGAGTAGTAGTCATAAAACTTCTCAGCATCTACATCATTATTCCTTTCATTGCAATAGTCAACTACTTCTTCGATTGTTGGCTTTGTAAACCTCTTAACCTTAACTTTAGCTTTAACTATATCTTTATCCTTATCTTTATCTTTAAGGGTACTTTGTACCCCTTGTGAACCCTTCATATACCCTTCAAGATTATATTTGTCAAGTAGTGCAATTACTGACTTATGCACGTTAGATGTTGGATTTAGTTCGCCGTATTGAAACTCAATAAATTCCGGAATAAACCATTTATCGCCATTGTCAAAGATAACTATCTTGTCAAGGAATGCCTGTGGTAGCATATCGTAGATTAATTCTTCGCCTACTCTAATGGAAGCTACTTCTATATCTACATCCCATATCCCTGCGTGATTGCAGTCATCTAATATGTAGAACCATAGTAGCTTGTGCTGTGGCTTTAACTCTCTTAGAAAGCGTTTCTTCCACTTGTCTGTGTCTGTCATTCTCTTTGCCATAGTTCTTAGTGTAAATAATTCATTAATAAATCGTAAATCAAATCCCTATCCTCACTTAAATCATCGAGTTGTTCATCGGTCATAGGTTTACCATCGTAATCTGCACTTTCTATAAAAGCATCGCAGTAATCGGGATAATCCCAATGGTGAACATCACCAAATTCTACATCTGTAAATAAATTGTAATCGAAATTCTTTGTCATAATGTTTAGTTTAATTGTTTAACACAGCAAAGATAAGTAAACTTTTTTACATATAAACAAATATTTATTCTTTTTTTCCAAATTTATTATCCCACTCATACTTTATCAGTAGTGCAATGAGGAATGACATCAATACACCTACAACATATAATCCATTAATCATTATCATCTTCTTTATATTTCAAATACTCATATATTCTAGCCCTTGTAAGATTCATTCTATTTGCTATCTCGCCAACAGAGTAACCCTCATTTCTGAGGTGCTTACAATGTTCAGCAGTTGCAATGGTTTCTACCTTTACTAGCTTACTATATTCTTTTGTTTTACTATTCCAATTCATTGATTAACTGTTTTGTGGTTGTCATCTATATCAATAATAGAATGTGTGTGAGGACATAAGTCCTTAATCATTCTTATATTGCTTCTTATTTGCCTTCTAATGCCATCAATCTCGGTTTTAGTGCTATCTATACCGAGAGATGCGTTGAGGGTAGCATTGGCTCTTAAAAGCATATCCACCCTCTTTACATTTTTTCTCTTATTCAATTTCACAATCAAATATTCTTATCAGTTCCCTAACCTTAAAAGGGTAAGTCTGATTCTGCTTTAGGAGTATCGGCTTTTTCTGTCTTAGCACCTCCGACATTTACTGCCCAAGCCAATATGTTATTGTAATAATTCCCTTCATACAATCGACCTCTGATGTCAATCTTGCAGGTAATTTCAGTTCCTGTCTTGATAGTATCTAACTTATCAATGTTGTCCTTAACTACCTCTAGCTTAATCGACTGCGGATAATCTCCACCTGTATTGATTACAAATTCTCTTTTCTTAAATCCACTTTTGAACTCTTTTGTTTCAAATGTAGCTTCTAGTGTTCCATTAATTTCCATTCTCTAATAAATTTAATTCGGTTTCTACTTGTTCTAGTCTGTTATCTAACAAACTTTTTTCTTTTTTTAAGAGGTCGAACTCCTCTGATAGTGTTACTGCACTATTTTGTTCAAACACATAATCTCTTACCTTTATGTAGTTTGTCATTTCTAACTTATCAAACTCTAAAAAGTTCTTCATTTGCCTAACGTGATGTATTACGGTAGCGTGATTCATATCAAACATCTTTGCAATTCCCATATACGTTTCGCCATAGTGCTTACGAAGAAAGTACAATACCATTCGCCTAGCACTAATGATTTCTCTCTTACGATTTAAGCTAAATAATTCATCTTCATTCACACCATATATCGAGCATACTGCTTTTTTTAGTGCTTCTCTACGTTCTATACTATTTAACATCTCTAATCATACTTAAAAGTTCAACATCTCCTACTTCCTGCTCTTTACATTCCTCTGATTCAGCTAATAGCTGTAAGTGTTTGAGCCTTAACATTGTAGGATTATCAATGTATTTATCTATTGTAACCTGCGTAACACCTGTAATTTCTCCAAAGCGTTTCTTAGTCATTCCTGTTAGTCTTACAAATTTCTTAAAGTTATTCATATCTATTTTATTTCTACTATTACTAAATCTTTTCCAAATTCCTGCTTGTAGGTTTCTATTATCCTATCATCAGGTTGGTCTTTATAGAGGTCTATAAATGTTTTCATAATACCTCTTGGTGGCTTACCATCTGTAAGTTTGCCTAATTGGTTACGAGTGATGCTAATTATAGCACCCTCTCTAGTTAATGCGTGTTTTAGTTTCATAATTTCAAATGTTTATTAAATTGTTCTCTCGGGTCTTTTGGTATGTAATCTACCTTTAGTTTATTGATTAGTTCATACGCTTCTTGATAGGTAAGATGTAGCAACCCACTTTCTATATCTTGTATGACATCTTCCTCGTATGGAACGCTTGTAAGCAAACCCTCAATAATAGCTATCTGACTATTACTGATAGGTTCACCTGCAAGTATATCATCTATCCAATCAAGCATTAGTCAGCCATTTCATCTTGACCATACACACCTTGCTCGTAAAAGCCTGTAAGCATTAGAACTGCTCTTGACTTAGCACGTTTCTCTGCCATTGCCACAGGGAACTTTCCTGCCATACCCATTGTATTCTCCTTAGAACACTCTCCGAATGACTCTACAACAGTTTCTCCAATGCCACCACCCTTAGTCATAGAAGCATAGCATCGTAACACTACCCATTCTTTTTCCATAATGATTGGCTCATAGTTTACCTTGATGCTACGATTACTGATAATCTTATCAATTCCTGTTCTAGTGATGATAACAAAGCCACGTTTATCCTTGTAAACATCTTCCTGCACTAGACCATTCTCTACAAATAGTCTGCGTAAACTTTCTTTCTTAGTTTCGGTTTTCATTTCCGTTTTTACTTCTGACATAATAATTAGTTTAAATTGCGTTAATGTATTTTCTTAATTCCTTTAGCGTATCTATATCGCAAAGTCTTGCTGATACTCTACCATTCGCCCACTCTTGTAGTTCTCTCATATCTTTGTTGGCGTAATCTACTTCTGACTTTTCATCATTAGCTAATAGAGTTTTCATAAGTTCAATCTTACTATCCAATAGGAAAAGCACTTCACCTTTCTTTACCGTTGCTACATTCAATTTTTCTGACATAATATTTAGTTTTGTTTAAATTAATACTTCGACAAAGGTAAGTAATAAAATTGAAATACCAAACAAAATGTGATAAAAATAAATAAAAAGTTTGCTTTACTAGAGTAATTATTCTTCTCCCAAGTGCATTGGGTAAGTAATTGGTAGTGTTCCGTTTTCTAAAACAACACCACAAGCGATTATAGAACGCTTAGTAAAGTTCTTAGCGTATGCGAGTGCATACTGATTTGTGTTAGTTACACCACAACCCACCTGCATAGCAAAGTGTCTAGCAGTCTTAGTGCAATGCCAAGATACAGAACATTCTGTATGGATATGACCTTGAACAACAGATTTGCCCCAATTTACCATTCGGTTGTGTGCACCTCTTGCGCCACTACTACCTGTTCCGTGAGTATAGATTACACCATCTTGCTCAAAGCTATCATCAAATGTCCAAGTAGGCACTTGTAAGGCTTCTGAGAGGTCTTTAAGCCATCTTTGTGATATTCCCATAGCTACTGCCTTACGAGATATAATAGCATCGTGATTACCGATACATACCCTTGCATTAGGGAATGCTTCGTGCCAAGGCTTTAATTGGTTAATTGCTCTATCTAATTCTTCTCCTGCACCAAATCCATCAGGATGTGTTTCGTGAAAGCTAGAGAAATGCGAGTCAATCAAATCTCCTATGAAGATTACATCGTTACAATTATTCTTTTCATAGACCTCTAAGCAATGCTCTAGGTAAGATGCTCCATCGTTACATTGTCCTTTAATAAATGGTGCGTGTAAATCTCCGACAATCAGTACATTACGCACTTCTTTTTGTCGCATCTTTTGGATTGCTTCATACTCTGACTCCGATAATCTAGGTCTAAACTGCTTCATAATTGTTTTTTGCAAGTATAGGTAAAAAAAAAGAGATAACCAAATTATCAGCTATCTCTTAGTTCTTTTGATGAGGTGAGTTAGGTAATTACTAGAAACCTACTCGAATGACTTTGAAAAAAAATGGAGTGCCGTTAAGCACCCCAAATCTTCTAAACAAAAACTAAAACATTAATTAGTTACAAAGTATGATGCAAATATACATTAAAAAACATTACCTCCAAACTATTTCTTAATTTTCTCGTATGACCTTCCTCCAAAGTACGCACCAAAGCAAGTAATGGCTAGAATTTGCCACAGGTCAACCCAAGAATCCTTCATATCTATATCCACAAATCCAAAATCAACTAGAGTGAATACGCTTAGGATAAACAGCAGGAAAGCCAATGTAAGTGGTCGTATAGACCTTGTAAGCCAATTACCTTGCATATCTGCTTCCCAACGCTTAGTTACCTCAACCTGCATCTTCTGTTCGTATTCCAAGACTACTTTCTCAACCTCAGCCTTGACTAATTCCTTTTCCTCTGCTGATGTATGTATCTTATCAATGGCATTCCCAACAGTTTCAACTAACTGACTTGCACCACTACTAAATATTTTACCTAATATATTCATATCTTTATCTTTATCTTTAACTATAGCTTTAGCTTTAGCTTTATTATATAGGGTATAAACTACCCTTTGTGAACCCTTTGGCAAGGGTTAACTAATAACTAAAAAAATCGTTAGTATGTTTGTATTCTATAAACACTTTACGACCTCTGTCAAGTTCTTCGGCAATCATTTTGTAAAGCCTTTTATATGCTTGTGTAGATTTACCTATAAACCCATCAGTAACTAAGTTGTTGTTCTCCTGCGAATCGCCAACAAGTAAACACCCACTAGTGTGTTCATCGGTATTGCCACAATGTATAAGGATATGCTCAAAGCCAATAACATTAGTGATATGCAACATACCCCTATGTAAATCGCCAAACCTCTTAGAGTATCTTTGATGAAAGCCACCCTCTGTTCTATATTTAATTTCGTATGTGCCATTAGGTATTCTTGTTTCGCCCATTACCTTGTCAATTCTATACTCATCTTCTAGCGTATAGCAAAGGAAGTCGTACCCTGTAAACCCCTCGTAGAATAACATACCATTGGTGCTATCTAACGCATTATTAAATCTTAGACACAGCAGTTTCATCAGCTTCCACAGTTTTCGCAATCGGGATTATCTATGTTGCAGGTTGGTTGTTCTTCTTGTTCTAAATCTTCTAACCAAGCATCAAAACCATTATGTTTAGCAGTTTCAGCAGTTTCAGCAGTTTCACAGCTTTTTTCACACAAATCTTTATCACACTTACAATCCATTACTTACAATTTAATTTAGCTGTTTCTAATTCTAATTTATTAATCTTTTCATCAAGTTCATTGATGATTTTTATTTTCTTTTCTAATCTTTGCTCTAAAACCTTAACATCTTCATCAAGCTGACCTATTTGACTATAAGCAATACCCATAGTGAATATAATACCAATAATCCAAATAATGTTACCGATACTTATTGTAAAGTCTTTTTGCATTACTTAAAGAATAAACTTGCAATAGCACCTAAAACAATGGTGTATATGGCGTATAAGGCTCTCTGTAAGCCTTTTCTAGCAGCAGTATTCTGATTAACTCTTGACACTACGCCAAAGTCAGGGTCTAGCAATTTCTTAGTAAGAACATCTAGCTTCTCATCCATATTGTCAATCTTCTTCTCAACCGAATCCATCCTTTGTTTCATTAGTGCTATTTCTTGTGCTGCTGTTGCCATTTTATTCTTCGTATATTATTCCGTTGTTATCTAATATACTTAAAAACTCATCTTTATCTAGGTAAGTATCTATTTCATTTTGTCCTGATGATAAAACTTGTTCAGGAGTTACTATTCCGTAACCTGTTATTATAGTTCTATCATTATTCCAAACAATAAAGCAAGTGTCTTGTGTTGGGTATTTTAATATATCTGCCATATCTTTATTTGTTATGCTTGTCCTCCATCAGTTATTGACCAACTATCATCATCTAACAAACTCTGTCTAGCTGATGCTGCTGATGCTGAATATTGTATTGTTCCACTATCTACTGTTAAACTATCTTTAACATCTTGCGCTGCCCATCTTATAAGTAAAGCACTATAATTAGCTGTACTCATTCCACTACCTTTTATAAATCTTACTAAAGCAGATGCGTGAGTTAAACCTTCAAAATCCCAAGCACTTAAATCTTGATTGAAAGCAGTTGCACCATTAAACATTTTTTGCAAAGAAGTAACTAAACTCATATCCCAAGAGTTAAGTGGTTGATTAAAAGCACTTGCACCCTCAAAAATAAAATCAGCTAATGTTACTGAACTTGTATCCCAAGAGTTTAAAGGTTGGTTAAATGAAGTAGCACCATTAAATAATTTTCTTATACTTGTAATGTTGCTAGTATCCCAACTATCTAAAGGTTGATTAAATGAGGTAGCTCCATCAAACATACCTTCAACACTTGTTGCGGTTGTTAAATCCCAATTTCCGATAGCGCCATTAAAGCTAGTGCAATTTCTAAAGCAATTTGATAAATGATTGCTATCTGCTGTATAAATAGGTACATCAGTAGCAGTACAAGTCATATTAGAACAACCGAAAAATGTATTGGCAATATCAAAATCAATAATACCCCAATTAGCTATGTTCGTCATTTTTAGCTTATCACCACCATTGTTGAATTTTATTTTAGAAAACCCTTTTGTAGCACTTTCTAAGATATAAATGTTATATGTTCCTGCACTTGAATAAGTATGAGTTATAGCAGTTTGGCTACCATCAGATGAAGCTAATGTTGTTGTGCTATCATCACCCCAATATATAGTTGCATTAACTACTTTTGATGCTATTGGTATTGTAAATTGGTCATCGTTAGAAGTACCTGCATTATCAGTCTTTACCGTAAATGCAAAAGCATTACCTGTCCAAAAATTACTATCGTAAACATTCTTTTTTAATCCTACGCCTAAATTTAATCCTAACATATTATTCTTGTGTATATACTACTTCCATAGTAGCGTTAAACCTTGCTGTCGTTGCATCAGTATTTCCTGCTGCAATAGTAACTATTAAAATATCTCCACCTGAAAATGTTACCGAACTACCTAGTCCTGTCATATCAAATAAATCTACATTAGTAACTCCACCACCCGTTTCAGTAGCAGTAGCACCTAATTGTGTTAAATCAATAGCAGCAGCACTTGCATCAGCAGGTGTACCTTTGTAAATTTTAAAGCTAACATTCTTACCACTTGTAGCAGCTACAACACCTGAAAAGCGTTGTATAAATCCACCTCTAGTACAATATAATTGTGCTTGTGCAACAGCATCTTGTGCATCAGCAGTAGCATCAGTAACTGCTGTATTAAAAAGGTGTGTTGTTCCTCCTGCAAAAGTAGGTGCAAACTCATCAGTAGATGTTACACCACTAAGAAAGCCACCTACACGAACAAAATGAGTTCTTCTCAAATTGTCATTTGCCCAAGTCAAAGCATTACTACCATTCTTTGTAAGAACAGTATTTGCTGATGCAGAACTAAAATCCTTTGGATTATGTAGTTGTGCGTTATCTAAACTACTATGTTCGTTACTAGCCATATATTATACACTTGCAATTAATACCTCTACATCTATATCTTCCGACAAAGGGTCAACCAAAAGGCTTTCTAAGTCAGTTAAAGCAGTTACAATAGTAGCGTTAGCATCACTAACAGCAATACCATCGTGAACTGTGTGCATAATGAAACTTTGACCTGCACCTACTAAATGTGTAGCAGACATATTTGCACTTCCATCTTCTCCACCTGCAATTTGTAAAGACAAATTCATTGGATTAGTGTCATCTAAATTAGTTACCCTAATATATCTAACATTCTCTAAGTCAATAGCGTTATCTGCTGTATTTGTTGCTGTTTGAAATGTTGCTATTGTGCAATCAGTATCATCAACACAACGAACAATACGCTTGAAAACCTCTTTAATAGATGCTATTGACAACTCTTTAGTTCCGCCATACTGAGTACCTCCTAATGTGATACTCTCAGATAGGGTTACCGATAGAGTTGCTGCTGTTATTGTACTTGCCATATCTTATTATCTTGTGTAGCCTATTCCTATGCCACTTGTTAGTGTAATCGCTGTAACCTTGCCAATGAACAATGTAGTTCCTGCAGGTAAAGTAGTTTGTAGAGCAGTTTCACCACTACATTCAGAAGCAGCAATACTAGCTATAACACTCTCTACGGGAAAGTGTAAGCAGTAAAAACTTTTTCCTGATTGAGCAGCAGTAGTAAACACCTCAACATCACCTGCTGTATGCCCTACCATTCTCATCAACGACTCATTATCATCTAAAAATCCTGTTGCCATTTTATATTATTTTATTTATTTCTATCAAATGCCCAATTCTTTAAAGCAATGTAATTCTTTGAGTAAGGGCAGTCTTTACTCACATCTTTGCCTTGTGGTTGTTTCTTTGCTCTTGCGATATACGCAATAGCTTTTCTTGCTTCTGTTGCGTTTGCGGATGTCCAATCTGCTTTCTTTTTTGAAAGAAGCGTAAGATTTCTGTTTATAGCTGTTCTTCCTATACTTGCTTCTTTGCTGCATTTACTTTCAGACCATCTTTTTAATTCAGAGTAACTCATATTAACAGAAGCCTTATACTCTGTGTATGTTTCATCTATCTCCTCTTGTGAGAAGGCATTTTTAGCTTTTTTAAGTTCTGATATTAACTCTCCTGCTATCTCATTAATCATATCTAATAAGTCAACTTGGTTTTCATCAAAGCCATCGTGAGCATTGTAGCCGCCACCATCGTGTTCTCTACCACACATCCAAGAGCCATCAGGCATTTGGTGTTCGTAGCCATCAGGACAGCTTTCATTCTTTCTAACCTTACCATTCTCTACATCTTGCATAGACTCTTTTACAGGGTGGTCTTTAGGAAGCAAATCAGTATCGTGCTTACCACCTCTAAATTTACCTTTTTTAATAGCGTAAAGAAAAGAGTTTACTCTTGCGTATGCCCATTGCTCAGGACTTGTTACATTTGGTCTTACGCTATCGGGATTGGTCTTATAAGCACCAACACCTCTTTCAAAAACCTTCTCTAACTTCTTCAAAGTAACTTTTGCGTTCCAATCAAGATTTAAGTCCTTAACTTCATCATTATGTTCTTTCACCTTGTTTGAAAGACCTATCCTTACCGATTCTGTTATTGCATTCTCCATTAGTAGAATATTATTCCGTTTAACTTACTTGCTATATCCGTATCAGGCATAGAACTATCTCCATCAGTTCCGTAAAGTGGATATAGGTTTTGTTGGTCTTCGTGCGTAATGTAAGCAATCATATCATCAAGCAATACCTTAGCTTTTCTAAATGTATCACTTTTCATTTGGTTAAACTGCTCTACATTTGCAGGTGTACTAAAATCAGATGTATTAACAACTAATCCTGCTGATGTTGTATTGTATTGTATCTCATTCATCACCTCAAACCTTACAAACCAACATAGTGCAGGTTTTAAGTAATGAGTTAACAAATCACTATTTGCAGTAGTTAATGTACCTGCGTGATTCTGAGTCTTCAACTCCTCAAACATATCCAAACCAAGTTCAGGCTTGATATGTGCAAGTTCAGCAATTTCAAGGATAGCATCACTAATCAAAGCTGTATCTGTTGCTTGATTAGTAAACGCAGTAGATATAACTTCTGATGCAGTTAAAAACTTGTTGTATTGTCTTACGTTACTCATCTACCTCTGTATTTAATATATTAGAATCCTTTTTGTCTATCAATAACATATCTCCACCTTGTAAAGGCTTAAAGTCCTTGTGAAGCATCTCTCTCTGCTCATTGATAGTTAATACTTGCTTAGGGTCAATGTCAGCTAAGAATGATATTGGCGGTTCGTAAACTACCATTAAATCATCTGTATCTATTCCTAACTCAGCATTTAACACCTTCTTAATAGGGTCTAGTAAGATGTTAGTAGTATCTCTAATAACAGTTGACATAGCTAAATCATAAGCTATTCTAATCTCACTACCTGTATTGTTCATCTTTCCTGATGATACTATACCACTCAAAGCAGGTTGCCATCTATGAGCAGTAATTATGTTTTGGTCAGTTAACTTCTGTAAATCTAAGAAATCACCATCTTCCTTGTTCGAGATAATCTGCACATCAGTTCCTCTACTATCTTCTCCATTCTTTACAAGAAATAGTATCTTAGAATTGTTACCACTTCCTGTAAGTGTATCTTTAGCAGTTTCAACAAACTTTTCGGCTTCTGCTTCACCAAAATCGCCATTAACGGTAACAATAGCGGAAGGACTAAATCCATTTTTAAATGATGTGTGATTAAATTTACCAATCTCAAAGTCTATTGCTATATGCTCTAATGCAGCTACATAGTCAGGTAATCCGTAAAAGTTAAATGTACTTTCGTAGTCCTTGTAATGGATTATAAACCTACTTCTTGATATATTAGGGTAAACAGGTATCTTTTGTGTTTTGTCTTTATTCTTTGTGTAGTTTGCCCAATCAGGATTGAACAATACACTTTTCTTGTCCTTAGACATTCTTGCTGTTGAAGCATCTTTGTGGTAAAGGTTTACACCACCTTCATACACTACACCTTCTAAGTAAGCGTTACCGTAGCTGTAATAGTCATCTGCAAGTCTTTTAAAGATGTCCTTTAGACTTTCTCCGTTAGCATTAACATCTTGTATGTAATTAGACAAAGACTCGTTAGAAGTCTTAAAACCACCACCTGTTGTAAATGTAGTTTTCTGTGCTAATACAGAACGATGTGTAGATGATTGCCTTTTTAGTTCGGCAAGGTATTGTGGGAATAAGTTATCTTTCCCAAAAGGAACAAAGTCCTCTCTTAATCTATCTAAATCCTTAACCTCTGAAGAAACATCAGGTGTAGAAAGATTTACAAAAGCATACTTAGTAGATTGGCTACTTTTTGTTTGTAGCTTTTTTACTTGATTTTTGTGCTTTTGATTCGGTTTTCTTGACTTCTGCTGCATCTTCTTTTGTTACAAAATTAGTATATCCCAATTCATAAACTTTTTTAAGTTCTTGTTGGGTTGCTTTAGACCAACTAACTTTGAATCCATCAAAGAAAGTAGTTCCGTTATTTAATTTAGATTTATACATATTGCAAGTATAATAAAAAAAGAAGGAAAGGGCAAACTGCCCTAACCATTCCTTTTTAGTTAATCATTATGATAAAGTTGCAGTTCCTGCCGCAGTATCAAGTGTGATAGTGTTAGAACATACTCTTGGAAGTTCTCCTGACTGAGCAGTAATAGTTACTGTTAAGCCATTTTCATCACCTAAAGCAGCACCTGTGCCACCTTCCATAGATGAAAGTCTTGCTCTCATTTGAACATTACCTAATGTACTATCCTCTAAGCCAAAAGCTTTACTCATACCTAATGTAAACTTGTTACCATCGTGTCCTTGTGCTACAACAACTAAGTCTTTGTCTTTTAAAGTTTCCAAACTTCTTAGGTGTGCAGAAGAACAATTAGGAATATAGAATGAAACTGTGTGTTCAAACATAATAGTTCCGCCTTCTTTCGTTCCACTTGTTGATAAAGAACCTGTACCTTGTTTAAGGTCAAAAAGTTCTAAAGCAGCAGCAGCAGTATAAGACATAGTGTGAACACCAGTGTCATCAAAACCCATTCCTGAAGCCTGAGATAAAAGTCCGATTGCAACATATTGCAGTCCACCTCTTACCTCTAAGTCAGAATGTGCTATACTTAAATTTTCTATTGCCATTATATTATTATTTTTAGAGTTAAAAATTAAGGGGGAGTATTTCATCCCCCATTAATTAAATTAATTATGCGATTGCGTTAGGAGTGTAATACACAGCTAATTTGCCATCTTTCAATGCACAACCTACCATATAAGAAACTCTAAAACGATACGCTTTGTTATCCATAGAGTACCATTGCTCTACTGAGTTCTCATCGAAGTCAGTACCTACAACAAAAGCATCTTGTGTAGTTAACATTGCTCTGTGAGTTTCGTTAGCAGAAGTACATCCGTTGATTTCAGAAGCATCAGCAGCGATTGATACATCCCAATCTCTACGCACTACTAAAGGAATACCTCTATAAGTCAACTGAGGAACACCGTTTACCAATGCACCGTAACCTGCTGCTGCATAAGCAGAAGCCTCTAAAGTAGAAGCCATATAGTCATCAGCAATATCTCCTGATACGAAGAATACGTGATTTCCTGCTTCTAATAACTCAGCAGATGCAGAGTCGTATAAACCTTGTAAGATTTTTACACCGTTACCTGCAACTAATACAGCATCATCAGCTTGTGTAGTAAGACCTGCATATTCTCTTGTTAATGCAGTTGCTCCACCTTCTTTTGCTACTTGGAAGATACCATCATAGATACCGTAGTTAGCATCAGCTTCAGCAACATCTGATAACCATAATTGGCGGTTGAAGTCAGCTTTTACACCTTGTCCGATTAAGTCAAGAAGAATGTTCTTAACTACTGAACCATCAATATTATCAAAGTCGTGTCCACCACGCATTAACTGACCTTTCATCTTATTGAAAAGTTCGTTTGCTCTAAACTCAACCTCAGCTTCTACACGAGAAGGAGTGATTGTGATTGTAGCACCTTTGTCTGAATCGCCTTCAGCAGAAAAAGCACCGTTTGTGAAAGCCTTAGTAATCTTTCCTAGTTGATTGAATTTGTCAATCACAGTAGTACCTTTAATGTTAGGTAATACTTCCATATATTGCATATAATCCTGACCCATAAAGATAGGTTGGATAATTGCTTTATTTACATCATACTGCTCAACAGTAGGTAAACTTGTTAATTGTATAGCCATTTTATATTATTTATTAATTATTTTAAAATTGATTTAGCAAAAGCATCCCATTGGTTAACTACAACATCACTTTCGTTGATTGCAGGGTCGTTGTCAGCTTCTACGTTAGTTTCAGTAGCTTCTATTTTTGCTAATTTAGCTTCCATATCAGTAAGTTTGTTAGTTAAGTCAGCAATAGTGCCTTCTTTTTCACCAACAAGACCTGCTAATTCTTCTTTTTCGTTTCTCAAAGATTCAGCGTTTGCTTCAAGTTCCTCGAACTTGTTAACGATAACCTCATTGTCAGAAATAGAAACAGAAACTTCTTTAGAAGGAGTAGAAACATCCTCTCCTTTAACAGTATTTAAGATTTCCTCTTTAACACCATTGAACCAAGTTTTTAATTCTTCAGTCATTTTAAATGATTTATTATTATTATTTAATTTCAGTTTGTCATTAACCTCTTTTTCATTTACATTAGTAAATTTAGAAAGGTCAAATGATGCAGCAACTTTCATAGGCTCTGTAATTGTATCTACAAATCCATAGTCCATTGCTTCTTCACTTGACAACCAAGTTTCCTTATCCATCATATCCGAAAGACTTTCTGCCGTTAGGTTTGATTTCTTTGAATATATCTCGATAATTTCATTCTTAATCTTGTCAAGTAAGTCAGCAGTCTTACGCATATCTCCTGCTTCTCCTGCCGATTGTCCAAATGGGTTGTGTATCATAAAGAATCCGTTTTCTGACATCTCTATGTTATCTCCCGCCATTGCTATGACAGTAGATATAGATGCAGCTAATCCTTCAATCTTAATGTTTACATACCCATTGTGAGAACGTAAAGTGTTGTAAATTGCAAGACCATCAAATACACTTCCACCAACTGAGTTGATGCGTAGCGTGATGTCCTTTGTTCCAACAGCCTTTACTTCTTCTATAAAGTTCTTAGCAGATGTTCCGTAATCGCCTATCTCATCATAGATGGATATTTCGACAGAGTTCTCTGCTTTATTTTCTATTGAATACCATTTGTTCATTTTGCAAATTTAAGCATTAATATACCATATCTTTCGCAAAAACAGTCTAATCACCTAATATTGTAATCTTTGTTGAACTTTCTCTTGTGTTTATAGATTATATTTTGTATAGTCCTCTCCGATACATCGTACTTAATAGATATGTCCATATAAGTAAATGTGTAGTTATTATCGTTTTCTACCAAGATTCTATCAAAATCCTGTATTATCATATAATCTCTAATCTTTCTTGGCTCAATAAGACCTTTCTCCGACAAGTGGTTTAATACATTGATTATCCCTGCTTGTTCGGAGTATTTGATTTTGACTTGATTGTAAATTATTTCTATAAACTCCTTTACAATATCAGAATCATTTTGTCTTATCATATACAAATATACTAAAAAGTAGCCTGACTTTCAATAGCAGATATTCTATTCTGCACCTCTGTCATATCACTTTCTACGATTACAACCTTAGAACTCCCTGTTCCTCCGCTTATTAATTGTTGTGCTGACCTTAACTCTCCACCCATAGCAAACTTCTCTCCACTATTGAGTAAACCACCATCAGCGAACTTCACACCATTACCATTGTAGCTGTTTATGGCTGATAGCATAGGTCTAAACATTGATGTTGACCTTTTGTTGATAATTGCTTCACCACCTTCTGCTTCGTGTATTCTACCTCCAACTCTAAATTTAACACCACCATTGGCGTGTGAGTTGCCTTGAAACATACCGCCTTTTGT